AACATATTGGCTTGCTGATGAAGAAGTAGTAGTATATGTAGATAAGTTTCATCAAAAGGATAAATTTAAGTTGGCGTTTAGGGAAATAATTTCAGGAAAGATAGTACTAGTTAATAGTGCCAATCCAATTAATTATCGTTTAGAAGAACTTAGTCCTTATGACAAAATTACTGAAACTGTAATACAACAAGATCAACGATATAATTAATGTTTTCAGGAAAATTTGAAACCAAGATTTTAGCTTGGAAAGATTTTAGAGATTCATTGGCCAATTGGCCAGACGATATCACTAAAGTTAGTAAAGAATGGGCTAAAGCTCCGCTATCCAACATTTATCTAGCATATGATCATGTTGAACTATGGCCCGATGCTTGGACTTTAATTAGTGATGGTATATATTGTGACATTTCTGTTGCATTAGGTATGTTTTATACGCTATACTATTCAAATTATAGTCAAAAAGATTCAATGAAGATTGAATGTTACAAATTAACAGATCGTCATGAAATTGTTAATTTAGTCAATTTGGAACAAGGGAAATATATGCTTAATTGGAATGTCGGCGAGTCAGTAAATATCCTATCGATAGGATCGTTGCCGCCGCCCATGCACACCGTTTTCGCAAAAGATTTACCAATTAAAAGATAAGAAAAAGAGGCATATATCAATGAACGCAAATCGTATTATGGTTATTAAAAGAGATGGACACAGAGAACTATTAGATGTTGAAAAACTTCATCAAGTTGTATACTGGGCTACCGAAGGTCTAAAGAATGTCAGCGTAAGTGAAGTGGAAATTCGAAGTCAAATTCAATTTTATGATAATATCAAAACCAGTGATATCCAAGAGACTATGATTAAATCTGCTGCTGATCTTATCAGTGAAGAAAACCCCAACTATCAATATGTTGCTGGTCGTCTCGTCAATTACCATTTGCGTAAGGAAGTTTATGGAAATTATCAACCCTGTCATATCTTAGAACTTGTTAAGCGTAATGTTTCACAGGGATGGTATGATGCTGAACTATTAGAATCTTACTCCGAAGAAGAATGGGATAAGATTAACTCATTCATTGACCACGAACGAGATATGAGCTTAACTTATGTTGCAATGGAGCAACTACGTGGCAAATATCTAGTGCAGAACCGAGTCACTGGGCAGATCATGGAAACACCACAAATGTTATACGCTTTGGTCGCAGCGGTTCTGTTTTCTAAATACGATAAGTCAACACGCCTTAACTGGGTAAAGGATTATTATGAGTGTATCAGTAAGCATGACATTAGTCTGCCTACTCCTATCATGGCCGGCCTACGCACACCTCAACGTCAGTTTAGTTCATGTGTACTGATTGAAACAGATGATAGTTTAGATTCAATCAATGCCACTACCAGTGCTATTGTAAAATATGTCAGCCAGAAAGCTGGTATTGGCATCGGTGCAGGCCGTATTCGTGCGTTGGGAAGTCCTGTACGTAATGGCGATACAAGTCATACTGGCGTTATTCCATTTTATAAAATGTTTCAATCAGCAGTTAGATCATGTAGTCAAGGTGGTGTCCGTAATGGTGCGGCTACACTATATTATCCACTTTGGCATTTGGAGGTCGAAGACCTGCTTGTGTTGAAGAACAACAAGGGAACTGAAGATACCCGTGTCCGTCATATGGATTATGGTGTACAGTTCAATAAGGTGATGTATGAAAGACTACTTACAGGATCAAATATTACTCTGTTTAGCCCTAATGATGTTCCTGATCTTTATGATGCTTTTTATAGTAATACCGATACATTTAGAGACTTATACGAAAAGTATGAGCGTAATTCAAAAATTAGAAAGAAATCAATTGCAGCAATAGACTTATTCTCAGCATTTATGACTGAGCGTAAGGATACTGGTCGTGTTTATCTAATGAATGTCGATAATGCAAATAGTCATAGTGCATTTATCGAAAGTATTGCTCCAATCAAACAAAGCAATCTATGTTGTGAAATTACATTGCCAACCAAGCCACTGACTCATATCTTCGACGAAGAAGGTGAGATTAGTCTCTGCACATTGTCAGCAATTAACTGGGGTAACATCAAGGATCCAAAAGATTTTGAACGTCCTTGTAAGCTTGCTGTTCGTGCGCTAGATGAACTGCTAGATTATCAAGATTATCCAGTACCTGCTGCAAAGATCAGTACAATGAATCGTCGACCACTGGGAATTGGTATTATTAACCTTGCTTATTGGCTTGCCAAGAATGACTTTAAGTATAGTGATGACAGTAGTCTTCCCAAGCTTGATGAGTATATGGAAGCAATGAGTTATTACCTTATTAAGGCATCAGTTGATCTTGCTATAGAAAAAGGTGCATGTCCTAAATCACATGAAACAAAGTATGCACAGGGTATTATGCCAATCGATACTCGTAAACAGGATATCGATGATGTTGTGTCATATAGCGAGCGCATGGATTGGAATAGTCTTCGTGAAATAGCCAAGCAGTATGGTATTCGTAACAGCACACTAATGGCACTGATGCCAGCTGAAACATCAGCACAAATTGCTAATGCAACCAATGGTATTGAACCACCACGCAGTTATATTTCAATTAAGCAGAGCAAGCATGGTGTATTGAAGCAGGTTGTTCCAGAGTTTAAGAAACTTAAAAACAAATATGAATTGCTTTGGGATCAGCCAAACCCAGAAGGTTATATTAAGATCTGTGCTGTTATGCAGAAGTATATTGATCAAGCCATTTCAGTCAATACTTCATATAATCCTCAGTTCTATCCTGACGAGAAGTTGCCAATGAGTGACATGCTTAAGTTGTTACTATTGCACTATAAGTTAGGAGGAAAAAATTTATATTATTTCAACACTTTTGATGGGCAAGGCGAAATTAATATTGCTAAGTTTATGGAAGACTTGCCAGCAGAATTACCAGATCAAAGTGATTGTGAATCATGTAAGATATAATTGAAAGTATAAATACCCTATATTAATAGTATAGGGTGTTAAAAACATGTCTGGTTTTGTATATATGTGGATTAATAAAACAAATAATAAGAAATATATCGGTAGTCATATAGGTAATATAAATGATGGGTATATTGGTTCTGGAAAAGCATTTCGTCAAGCTATTGAAAAATATGGCATTGACAATTTTGAAAGAATAATACTGGAAAATGTTGAACTTAAAGAAAATGTTCAAAAAAGAGAGCAGTATTATTTAGATTTATTCAATGTTGCTAATGATAGAAACTTTTATAATATGAGAAGTACTACCGGCGGCGGCTGGGAATATGTTAATAGTAATGAAACTTATAAAGCACAAAATATCGAGAGATTAAAGGATAGATGGAACCATTTACCTCATCCAAAAGGATTTCAAAATAAAAAACACACTAACGAAAGTAAAAAACAAACATCAATGACCGTAAAGAAATCATTCATTGAAAAAGGAATTTGTAAGCCTGTAATTCAAATGGATTTAGATGGAAACTTTATTAAAAGATATGATTCGATTACTGATGCTGCTAAACAAGTTCGAGGCAATCCATCTAATATCAAATATACAATTGAAGGGAAGTTTTCAAAAGCATATAACCATAAATGGAAATATGATATTTGATTAATTTTTGATAATATTGTATAATTAAACTTACAGGAGAATTAGAATGAGCGTATTTGATACTAATAGCCGTCAGGATCATACTAAGGCAAGAGCCTTCTTTGATGAACCAGTAACTATTCAGCGTTACGATACTATGAAGTATCGTCAATTTGATAAATTGACAGAAAAACAATTAGGATTTTTTTGGTTGCCGCAGGAAGTCGACATCCTCAGAGATGCCAAGGACTTCAAGGATCTCAGTGACCATGAGAAGCATATCTTCACAAGTAATCTAAAGCGTCAGATTCTACTTGATTCAGTTCAAGGTAGAGCACCTATAGCAGCATTTGGGCCTATTTGTAGTTTACCAGAACTTGAGACTTGGTTTACTACATGGACATTCAGTGAGACTATTCATAGTCGTAGTTACACACATATTATCCGTAATATCTATTCAAATCCCTCTAAAATCTTTGACGAGCTAATGGATATTGCTGCGATTGTTGATTGTGCTGGCGACATCAGCAAGTATTATGATACGTTAATTAATTATAATAATCATGCTGGAGAGAGTGGAACATATACCGGAGACTATAATCATAAGCGAGCATTGTGGATGGCATTGATGTCAGTCAATGTGCTGGAAGGTATTCGATTCTATGTTTCGTTTGCTTGCAGTTGGGCATTTGCTGAAGTTAAGAAGATGGAAGGCAATGCTAAGATCATTAAGTTTATT